AATGCAGCAATCAATATCGATAGGGCAGGAACTGCCCAATTTAATGCCTGTGGAGATCCCAAGGTTGATATATCAATTATGGTAGGTCAATTACTTGGGATCAATGAAGCAGGAAGCCACGTCCTTTAGGGCGGGGTAGTTCACGCCATTAAACATGTATATTATTATGCATAAATAATAGTATGTCATTTACACCTAATAATCAACTACAATCAGACCCAACTTTATGGCTTAGAAACTCACAGACTGCCAGCCGTTTGTTTGTTAATGACCAATTTAGATTATCTCCAAAACAGAAATTCTCGTTTCATGTTTCATTTGGAATAAATCCATCAGCATTGAAGAATATTGATTTAGTTCAACGTCATCGGAATGAAATTAATATGTTAGTAAAAAGTGTTGATTTACCTAAATTTACTATTAATACAGAAACATTAAATCAATATAATAGAAAAAAAGTAGTACAATATCAACATAAATTTGAAAACATAAACATAGTATTTCATGATGATAATATGGGAATTATCAATCAGTTATGGCAAAATTACTATAGTTATTACTATGCTGATCCTGTTTCCGCTGGTAATAATGCATTTAATAGAAATGCTACCAGAAGTTCAAATTTCATAAATGGTAATTATGGTTTAGATAATGGTAGCACTAGTCCATTTTTCACTTATATAAAAATATATCAAATGGCAAGACATGAATATGTTAGTTGTACATTAATAAATCCAATGATTGTTAGTTGGCAATCTGCATCTGCATTGGCATATAACGGCGATGAATTATCTGAATTTTCAATGTCATTGGCATATGAAGCTGTATCATATGATTCAGGGATTGTATCACCGGAGACTGTTGAAGGATTTGGGGGAGAACATTATGATACTACACCATCACCATTAAGTAAATTAACTGCGCCTGTATATGAATCAAATATATCAACAACTGCAAGCCCGTCATTTGTTAATTCAACTGGGATAAGTAATAATACTAATGAGATAGCCAATACAACAACATTACAAATTAATACTTATCAAAACACACAATTATTAAATAAAACAGCTGCTGGAAATTCAATAGCTAATATAATATCTGGGATTACACAAGGTGTTAGTGGATTACAAGGAATTGCATTCCCAGTACCATCACCAGCATCGACAAGTATTGAAGCCACCCCAGTTAAATTTAGGTAACTAACATGGAAATAAATTTACCAACCATACCAAATACAGATAGTTCAACTGAAGTAAAACAATTTTTTGATAAATTTTTTGTTAATCAAATTAGTTTTCCAAGTAATCAAATCGATGCAGTAGTTGGATTCTTTTTACGGCATGATTTTGATTTAGAAAGTGCAAGATCTACTGCCATAGTACTTTTAAATCAGGCAAGAATTGATAACGTAAATGTTTTTGAATTAATTGATACATTGAAACATTTGACAGATGTTCAGCTTAGTCAAGTTGTTGCACAAGTATTAAATGCATATAGAGAAAAAATAAGCTTACTTGGGTATAGAATAGCACCAGTTGTTGATACATATGAAACAAGGAATATATTAATATGATTATGATAAATAAGGATGTAGTTCGCGGAAGTGGAATTCCCAACTACTTTAATACTTTCAAGGAGTATCAACATGAATATTTATCAATCAACTAAAGTTGCACCATATGTTTATATGTGCGTTCATAAAATAACAAACGAATTTTATATCGGATATCGTGAAAAAAATATTAAATTAGGAATAACCTCTGATATTGATTTACCAAAATATAGAACTTCGTCTAAAAAAGTAAAACCTCGATTTGAAGAATTTACATGGAAAATTCTCGCAGAATTTCAAACTGGTAATGATGCATATGATTTTGAGCAAGAATTAATATGCGAACATTGGGATAACCCATTGTTATTAAATGGAGCTAGAAATCAACGAGGGAATAAAAGATTTAAAAAGAATGCAGTAACGGAAGAAACACGGCTTAAAATAAGTGCTGCAAATACCGGACGAACAATGAGTATTGAAACACGAAATAAACTCTCAATCGCATTGAAAGGGCGGCCAAAGTCCACCGAGACAAAACAACGAATGTGCCAACCAAAATCGCCTGAGCATGCAGCTAAGAATCGAACCGCATTTCTTGGAGCAAAACATTCGGTAGAAACGAAGCAACACATGAGTAATATTAAACAAACGAGAAGTGATGTAAAAAAACAGATTACCTTTGAAAAAATGTCAGCTGATAGGAAAGGTAAAGTAGCAGCATACGATTTGATATTAAAAGTTGTTATAAGAATAGATAAAAAAGAATTTGATAAATTGAAAAATATTAGATATGTTGGTATGAAATCCAAAAAAGCAATGGAAGAAAGACATGGCTCATAATTTTGCTAAAGGTAAATTTACGATGAAAAACCCACAGAAATATATTGGTCTTAAAGTACCATATTATCGTAGCTCATGGGAATTGAATTTTTGTATGTTTTGTGATACTAGTCCTAGTATCCAAAAATGGGCGAGTGAAGCTATTAGCATTCCATATAAAGATCCGTTAACAAATAGAAATACGATATATGTTCCAGATTTTTTCATCCAATACCTTGATAAAAATAATAAATTAAATGTAGAATTAATAGAAATTAAACCATCTAAACAACAATTACTTGAGAAAGTTGGTAAAAGTGTGCATAATCAAAAACAATACATAAAGAACCAAGCAAAATGGCAAGCAGCACAATCATGGTGCAAACAGCAAGGAATTAGATTTAGGGTATTAAATGAAAATGATTTGTTCCACAACGGAAAAGCTAAGTAATACAAAGGAACAAAAATGTCTCGAAAATTAGAAGAAATATTAAATTTACCGTCTAGTAAAGAAATTACTAAACAGGAAGAAAAGAAAAAACCAATTAAAACAGCACCTAGAAACTTTAGAAGTATGGATGAGTTTGATAAAATTTCATCAGCACTACCAAAAGTTACTGGGCTTGGAGATGTTAGTGATGAAGAATTTGATTCATTAGCACAACGAGCTACTGATGCATATGATGACCTAATGGATTTAGGTATGAATGTTGAAGCACGATATTCTGCTAGGATTTTTGAAGTTGCTGGCGGAATGCTTAAAAACGCAATTGATGCCAAATCAGCGAAAATTGATAAAAAGTTAAAAATGATCGAACTCCAACTTAAAAAACAAAAATTGGATAATGATGTTGGCACAGAGGATAAGGGTATTAGTATTCAAGGTGAAGGTTTCATGGTGACTGATAGAAATAGTCTAATTGAAAAATTAAAGAATATGAAATAAATACACTATTAGGATTACAAATATGAAATCATTTAAAGAATATTTAATAGAAAACAAACAAACATACGAGTTCAAAATAAAACTCGTTGGTTCACATGATAATGAGTGTGCTGAAAAAATAAAAACAGCACTAGAAAGATTTAAAGTAGAATCAATTTCAGAAGGAAAAAGCACACCGATTCAAGAATCACAAGTAGATTTTCCTTTACATCAAAATGTTGGGGTTACCATTTTTGATGCGGTATTATCATATCCGGCTACTAGTATTCAAGTTCATACATTGGTAGCAGAAGCATTAAGATTACCGCAAGATTGTATAAAAATTCGTTCATTAAAAGAAGACCAAGAAGATGAATTAAATCATCAACATGATGAAAAATCTGGTAAAGCTTTATTAGGTACTGATTATGAAAAAGAAAATAATCAAGATATCGTTGGTGAAAGACATGTTATGAGTTTATTAAAAGAACTTGGAAAAACTAAACACCAAGGTGAGCAATATAAAGGTGTTAATGACTCTATCTTAGCTAAAAAATCACCAACAGAAAAATCTATAAAAGCAAATAACACTATTGGTACAAACAGTGCAATTGGCTCTAAAAAAATTGATAAACCTACCATTTCAGATATAGGAAAATAATAATGAATTTTACAGAATTGTATAAAAAACTTGCTGATATAGATAACAATGTATCTGAATCAGTAATTAGTGAATGTGGATGTGATATGGAAGGCCAATCACCAATGCCAGAAAAACAACACGATAGTGTTAATATGAATATTAATATCACTGGTCAAGGCTCTGGTGGGATACGAGATTTAATGGATATTCTTAGAAATATTGATACCCCGAAAGATTCCGATCACGGAGAGCCATCAACACCACATCTTGAACCAATTAGAATCGATCATGAGCCAACACCTGAACATGAGCCAATTCAAATACATCAAGAACCTGGTGGGGATGATATGATTATGTTTGGTTCACCTGAAATAGACATGCCATTTGGTGATAATGAGATTTCATCAGGTGACGATGAAGAAATTGATGACAGTTACGCTAATTCAGCCCCTAATGGTTCAGATCCAGAAACATTTGCATTGTCTTCTATTATTGCACTTGGTACTGATTTAAATAAATCAAAAACCCAAGTAAAAAAAGAATATCCAGGTGATAATCCATTGGCAGTAAATGAATCATTACTTAATAATTTACATAAATTGTATCAAGAAGTAAAAAGTCGTTAAGATTTAATACAAAAATAAAAGAAAACGGGTGTATGCCCGTTTTTTTATGTAAATAAGATTATGGCTAGAAACGTAGATAATGCTCTAACAAAACGAGCACACATAAAACAACAATGGACTGAAACACAGATTTCAGATATGCTTGCGTGTATGGATCCTATTAATGGATATATTCACTTTGCAAAAAACTTTTTTCATATACAACACCCTGTAAAAGGTAAGTTATTATTTGAACCATATCAATATCAACTTGGATTATTGGATAGTTATCATAACAATCGATTTAATATCAATATGTTGCCTAGACAGTCTGGTAAAGCATTAAGTTTAGATACTCCTATTCCAACCCCCACTGGCTGGACAACAATGGGTGATATTAAAGTTGGTGATATTATTATGGGCCCTGATGGAAAGGGAACGGTTGTTTCCTTTGCGACTGAAATAATGAATAATCATACTTGTTATCAAGTTGAATTTGATAATGGTGAAATCATTATAGCGGATGCTGAACATTTATGGGAGGTTGAAACTTCAAATTGGAATACAGGACCAAAAATTTTAACCACTGAACAAATAAAAGAATATAAAGAAACACATTCTTCTGACCAGGGGTTTTATATAAACATATCAAAACCATCTGAATATATCCATCAAGAGCTACCAATACCACCTTATATTCTAGGACTGTGGCTTGGTGATGGTTATTCAGGTGATGGGAGATATGTTCAAAGCAATAATGATAATATAGAAATAATAGAACATATTAGACAAGATGGGTTTGAAGTATCAAACCCATCTTATAATACAGATAATAGCGAACGAAGAAATATTATAGGGATAAGAACTAAATTAAATAACTTAGGGTTATTAAACAATAAACATATACCTGAACAATATTTAAGATCATCTATTGAACAACGACTGGAATTATTACGTGGATTAATGGATACCGATGGTAGTTGCAATAAAAAGGGTAATTGTGAGTTTTATCAAAAAAAATATAATATAATATCTCAAGTTAGAGAAATTTTGTCATCTTTGGGCATCAAATCTAGATGTTCTGTTAAAATAATAAATGGTGTTGATTATTACACTATTAAATTTTCAACTATATCTTTTGATGTATTCAAGTTATCAAGAAAAATAGAAAGACAAAAGTTATGTAAAGGTCATCCAAAAAATACTAGGTTATATATAAAATCAATAGTTAAAACAACGTCAGTTCCAGTAAGATGTATTCAAGTTGACAATGATAGTCATATGTTTCTATGTGGTAAAACGATGATACCAACACATAATACTACATGTGCGTCTGCATATTTATTATGGTATGCCATGTTCCATCCGGATCAGACAATTCTTGTAGCAGCACATAAATTTACTGGTGCCCAAGAGATTATGCAACGTATTAGATATGGATATGAATTATGCCCAGATTTCTTACGTGCAGGTGTAGTAAGTTATAATAAAGGTAGTATGGAATTCGACAATGGATCTCGTATTATAAGTCAAACTACTACTGGTACTACTGGTCGTGGTCTTTCAATATCATTATTATATTGTCTAGATGGTGATACTTCAATTGTGAAAATTCGTAATAAACATACGTTAGTAGAAGAAGATATTTCATTAAAAGATTTATATATAAGATTGTTAAATCCACAAAATGTTATTACTTAAATTTAAGCAACGAGATTGCATTCGTATAAATAATAATATGAAAACAAAATTAGAACAATTTATTAATAGGAATAAAAAACGCAATGCTCATTTATATGATGATAACTTGATTAATGGTCAAGATTACATACTATGTCCAGTAAGTAAAGAAAGATTGTCAATGATAAAATCATCATATATTATTAGAGTATTAGGAATGACAGTTGAAGAATATGATTTGTTATATCCTGGTATTAGAGGAGTATCATTAGCTCGTAAAAATAATATAAAAACTGGATTGAAACAAATCGATAATAATTCTGGGTTGACAAAGTATGAATTATCACAAGTAAAAGCTCGTGAAAAATTAAGTAAAATTGATGACAATGGAATATCAGGATATAAAAAGAAAGGGCAAAAAACAAGACAAACCCATATGAATAACATAGATGAGTATGGTAGAAATGGATATCGTAGACAAGCTTATGCAAGATTAACAACGATATTACCTAATGGGCTTACTGTAGAACAAAATGCTCATATAAAACAAAAAGAAACTTTACTTAAAACGAATACTACAGGAACAGGCGGCGCAAGTAAAATATCAAAAAAAATTTTAGCTCCTCTTTTAGAATTATTAAAAGATAATAATATAAAATTTTATTTTGATAAAGAAGAGTATGGTATTAAAGATACTGATTCTGGAAATTTTTATTTTTGGGATCTTACTATACCAGAATTTAAAATAACTATTGAATACCAATCTTTAGCATGGCACGCAGACCCAACTATATCCGATGAACAATGGGATTCTTGGAAACCACCCAGAGGTAAAATAAAAACAGCATCAGAAGTGCTAGAATATGATTATAATAAGGCCAGATCATTATATAAACATAGGGGATTTGTAACTTATTATGTATGGGAAAGGACTCATACACAAGACATAAAGGATATAACATGTTTGTTGAAAACACTGACTATGAAATACTGACACCTGATGGATGGAGAGCATTTCGTGGATTAACTGAAACTGAAAATAAAATTACGTATAAAATAACACTCGTAAATGGGTCAATTATAAATGCAACTGCTGGTCATCATTTTTTCAGAAATAACATTAAAATTAAACTAGATAAATTACGGGTAGGTGATGATATTGATACTATATATGGAAATATGCAAATAATATCAATAGAACAAAATTGCGAATCTACTGTATATGATATTATTGAAGTAGAACAAGATAAACATCAATTTATTGTAAATGATTGTTTTATAACAAAAAATTGCGACGAATTCGCATTTGTCCAACCTAATATTGCCAATGAATTCTGGACTTCTATATCTCCTACTCTTGCCACTGGTGGACGGGCTATTATTACATCTACCCCAAACTCTGACGAAGATCAATTTGCTATTATTTGGAAAGAAAGTAAAGATGTGTTTGATGAATATGGTAATGAAAGAACTGATGGTATTGGTAGAAATGGATTTTATGGATATAAATCAGAATGGTGGGATCATCCAGACCGTGATGAAGAATGGAAAAAGGTTGAGATTGGTCGCATAGGTGAAGAACGATTTAGACGAGAATATAATTGTGTGGAACACAATACTATTATAACATTAATGGATGAAAATGGCAAGGTATTTGATATAACAATTGGAGATTTTTTTGATAGTCAAACGTTTAATGATAAATAATTGCACAACAACAATTTAATGGAGAATGCTTATGTGTGCAACAACTTATATCATATCAAAAATAGACCAACACAAATATTGCAAAACTAACGGACATTTTACCAGACATTTAAAAACACACAACTTGACATATAGTGAGTATTATGAAACATATATTACTGGATTTACACCATTATGTGAATGTAGAAAACCATTGACATTTTATCAAGCTTCGGAAAGCTATGCTAATAGTTGTGGAAATCCAAAATGTGTTGGTAATTCAGTTAGTAGTACAAAACAATCATGGAGTGATGAACAGAGAAATGCTGATTCTGATGCAAAAAAAGAAGCAGCTAATAATAGAACACCTGAGCAGATTGCTGAACAAGTAGCTAAAACAAAGGAAACGTTTAAGAAAAAATATGGGGTTGAATGGGTCACCGCTAGTGAATCATATAAAGAGAAATCTAAACAAACAAAAATTGAACGATATGGTGATGAATTTTGGAGTAATTCTAAAAAAGCATCAAAGACACGAATAAAAAAATCCGTTGAAGAAAAGAATATAATTGCAGACAAGAGACGGAAGACAAATAAAGCACGGTATGGGGTTGAAAATCTTCTACTTTTACCTGGAAACACTAGAAAAAGTAATAAAGGGAATGCCTCTATTAAAAATTTTACTATGCCTAGTGGTAAAATAATAGGTGTTAGAGGATATGAACCACAGGCATTGAATATATTGTTTGAACAGCAATATGATGAACAAGGGTTAATTTTACATGATAATTATTCTCTACCAATAGAACTGCCAATTTTTGAATATGTTAATATAAATCAACACAAAATGAAATATTACCCAGACATTTATATTCCTGCTGAAAATAGAATAATTGAAATTAAGAGTCAATGGTGGTGGGATGGAAATGGTGCTGAAAAATATAAATCTAGATTAACGAATAATTTAAGAAAACGTCAAGCTGTGATTGATAACGGTTATAATTATGAAGTTTGGATCTTCACAAATAAACAAGAATATAAGGTATTAAAAGATGGAACGGATTTTCAAACCGAATAAAGATAGTTATAAGGTGTTAACTCCTACTGGATTTCAACCATTTGCTGGTATTAGTTTAATGGGTATAGAAAACATATATAGAGTACAGTTCGATAATAATGCTTGGATAGAATGCACTGCTGGACATAAATTATATATCAATGAAAATGAGTATAAAACTGTTAACGATTTGATGATAGGTGATACAGTTGTATGTAGTAATGGTGATGTAAAAATAATATCAAAAGAAGATGTTGGTAGAACTGAACCGGTCTATGATTTGATTGAGGTGGAAGGCGGACATCGATATTATGCAAATACCATTTTATCATCGAACTGCGAATTCTTAGTTTATGATGAAACACTTGTCAATAGTATTAAATTATCAGAACTTTTAGGACGAGAACCATTATTCAAGATGGGACAAGTGCGATGGTGGAAAAAACCAACTGCTGGACATTTATATTTGGTTGCATTAGATCCAAGTTTGGGAACTGGTGGTGATTATGGTGGTGTTCAGGTATTTGAATTACCAAGTTTTACCCAAGTAGCTGAATGGCAACATAATTTAACACCAATACATGGACAATGTAAAATATTAAGGGATGTATTGAGATACATACAAGATGAAATTGGTATGGAAAATACTAATAGCATTTATTGGTCAGTTGAAAACAATACGGTAGGTGATAGTGCATTGGTTACTATTGAAAACCTGGGTGAAGAAACATTCCCAGGATTGTTTTTAAGTGAACCGTTAAGAAAAGGACATGTGAAAAAATTCAGAAAAGGATTTAATACTACATTTGGTAATAAAATATCATCATGTGCTAGATTAAAATTTTTAATTGAAGAAGACAAAATGCTGATCAATAGTAGAGCATTAATAAGTGAACTCAAGGCATTCATTGCATTTGGTGTAAGTTTTAAAGCAAAACAAGGACAGCATGATGATTTAGTATCAGCGGTTCTACTTATAGTAAGAATGAGCGTAGTTTTAGCTGAATGGGATCCTAATGTATTTGATACATTAAGCATCGAATCAATGCACGAGGACTGGGAAGCACCTCTACCTATATTTGTTTCCTCTAATTTTTAATAAATATATCATGGACAATAATTTAGACAAAGTTGCAAAAGACCTATATGGTAAGATACAAACAAGATTCCCAAACATTAAAATTGGTGATGAGAACGCACAAGTATTAAGTAAAAAAAGTGACATCCCAAAGGCACGATTTTTTGAATTCGAATACGAAGAACATGAGCAACCGCTTGGAACTATTGCGATTTCATTAGACGAAGATGATGGAGTTGTTATTCTAGTAAGTGGTGATTTATCGGAAGATACTTCATCTCAGTATCATGATGCCTACAAATTCATACGATCATTTAGAAAATTTGCTAAAAATCGTTTGCTTAATTTTGATGTACAAAATATTGGCAAAAGCAATTTGGATAAAAGAGATTATATGTTTCAAGCAAAACCAAAAGAAATATCAAAGGAAACGCCAATGATGGAAAGTAAAATGTTTGGTACTAACAGAATTAGTTACCAGGACTTGGGAGAAGCACGATTAGTTGTCAAACATAATCAACCTATAAATCCAGAAATTTCTGGTGCAAGATCTATGCATATTGGACACATTTATGTTGAAAATGCAGATGGGGAAAGATTTAAATATCCATTAAAACATTTAAATGGTGCACGTGCATTAGCAGAACATATTAAACATGGTGGTAATCCATATGATTCTATTGGGAAACATATTATTGGGTTGAGTGAAGAGTTAGCTCAACTACGTAAGTTTAAAAATTATGTTGGTCGTCAAATTCAAATTTCAGAAGCAATGGGTAATGTTACCGACAAAGTATTAGAACGTATTGAAGAAGTTAAAAAACAAATTACACAGTTGCAGCGTAGTTCTTATTATGAAAGTTTTGTTGAATCATTTCAAGAGAAAGTAGATCAAATGATTCCAGAAGATATTATGAATGATTGGGTGGATAGATTAACTGTACGTACTTTCAATGAAGAAATGAAATCAGTATTCCCATACTTGTATAATATAGTTGAAACTAATGAACTACCAATTCGTGAACTTAATCCAGATGATTTATTAGATGAAGCATTTGGTAAAAAAGGATTAGAAAAACAATTAAAAAAATCAGGATTCGGCGATACTGAATACTGGGAAAAAGGTAAAAAAGAAAAAGAAGAACGCCATTCAAAAGCAAATGCTGAAATGGATCAACGTTCAGCTGACTGGAAAAAAAGATTTGGTGAATCAATTAGCCCAGAAACAAAAATAGAAGCAATCTTAGAAAATATTGTTGAATCTAAATTTCAAAAAGATAATCTTAAATTAGAAAGACTTAATGATTTATTATCAACTAAACTAACTGGTGGTGAAAGTGGTGCAATGGCATTGCACGGAATCATAGATAATGATGAGATTTTAGATATTGTAAGAAATATAGAATTTGATGATAAAGAGTCAGAAGATAAGGCTATAAGAAATTTAATTCAAGATTATATGTTTGAGTATCATATTGATACTATTTCTTCACTACCAAATTTATTCATTGATAATCCAGAAGATATTGGTGGAGAAGAAGTT